ACTCTTCAGTGGCTCAGGTACACGAGACGCTGGAGCCCATGATTTCTTGCGCTCAGTTTTTTCTCGAGTCTGAGTTTCTCGTGGGGCTCTTGTGCTCATGACATCTCCTTAAGCATTTGCGCCGCGTATTGCTCTGGTGACAGCCCAAGACGCTTGGCGAGAGCGACTTGAGATTGGGTCAGCGTAATTTTGCGAGGTGATTTCGACGATCGAGTTGCCGGGGCCACCACGGAGCCTTGCTGACGTTGTTGTGCACCAAACTTGTTCGGGAAAGCTTCTCGAACCTTTTGATCGATTTGCTGATAATACTCAGATGATCTCGGGTCGATCCCGCTTTCTACGAGTTCTTCATGTAAGCCATATGCAAATCCTGTCATGGCTTTGTCTTTGCCAAACCATGGATTCCGCTGGGCCCACTCTTTTGCCTCAGGGTCAGGCTCTACAGCTCTTGCCTGTGCCTGTTGCTGAGGCGGGGTAAATTCTTCTTGCTGTGCTGTCTTCTTTGGTCTATAGCGCTCAAAGCGATTCTTCTCTGCCGCCAATGTCGCCATTCTCTCTTGAGCGGCAATGATGGCGTCAGTGTCGCCTGTTTCGTAAGCCTGCTTGTAAGAAGCCTTGGCTTTCTCGAGTTCTGCTTCGACTCGACCTTTAGCCTGCTGTACTAAGGCTGTTTCGCCTTTTGATAAACTTTCTTGAAGCTTTTTATTTTCTTCATAAAGCTTTTGGGCGTATTTAACAGCTTCATCACGTATACGCTCAGACTCTTCTTTGCGTCTACGCTCTTCATGAAACTCAAACTTCAGCTTCTTGATGCGGCTCTGTACGTTATCGGAATAACTTTGAATCTCATCGTCATCTGGTACGTCAGGCTCTTGATCATCTGGACGGCGTGGGCGACCACGATCTTGTTCGGGCGTGTCGTCAATGATCTCCACTTCAAGGCCTGAATCAACCTCGACAGCTTCTTCGTTCTCGACTTCGTTTAATTGCTCTTCGCTCATACTCTTTCAATGCCTCTTGGATCTTCGACAGTTGCTTCAACCGAATCATCATTGATGAGTCGGAACTCTTGATTCCCTACCTTGATTCGAGTGCCGGTATAGGAACGGAAGATGATCCACTGGCCTTGTGTACAGTATGGGCCAGATGGAAACTTGTCTTGATCGCCATAGGCATCAGGGCCCATGTCTAGGACATAGCCAAAGATTGATGCGGTCGATTCTTTGTTTCGATATTCGTTCGCGAGGATAATGCCACCCTCGGTGGTCTCTTCGATTTCTGGGCAAGCTACAAGTAGCTTGTATCCTTGCGGTAATGGTAACTTTTCCGCGAGCTCTTCGGACAGCTCGAAATCCTTAAGTTGCATTGCCATGCTTTTCCTTGCTTACGGTTGAGGTCCGCAGTACCTAGCGTCCTAAGACGTTTTTTTCACTGCTTACAGTATAACACCACTTGACAGGCCTTATTGTGCTTTTTCAAGCTTTTCACGAAGATCAATGATTTCGCGCTCAATTAGAGCAAAAGCTTGCACTTGCCCGCAACAGTTCTGGTATTCATCAAAGCTGTGGCATCCGCCACCAGCCATATGATCAGCAAGTTGATTCATATAATCACGAATCCTGTTGTTGATATAAGTTAACTCGTCCATTCAGTTCTCCAAAAAGTGCAATTGAACTTATTCGCCAGTATTGTCTGCAATTGACTTAGCAATTTCAACACCTAACTTTGCACCTTCCACTTGGTCTTTTCGCTCGAGCTTATCTTTTTCGGTTGCAATTCTAACGCCGAGACGAGCGCCTTCTTGTCTTTCTTGCGATGCGATCCGCTCTTCTTCAAGCTGACGAGTTGCTTGCTTAGACTGCATTTCAGCCTGTAGCTTAGCCAGATCCATTTGACGCTTATGTTCAAACTCAGCTTCTTTTAGCGCCATTTCTTTTTGCTGAATAATTGTCAGCGGATCTTTCTGTTGCTCTGCCGCTTGCTCTTGAGCGGCTTCTTGCTTGTCCTTCTTCAACACCATCTCTGCCGCACGAGCAATTACTGGGGCAAGATCGCGCTCGATATCTTCTGGTAACGGAGACTCTGGGTCTGGCAACGGTACGCCCATTTGCTTCTCGACTTCTTTGCGATACTGCAATGCAACGTGCTCAGTGATGTGCTCGGTTAGATTTGCCTGAATAACCTGAGCAAATGGCGACTGACCAATTAGTTTGCGGATCTTTGGATCTTCCATCATTGCCATGTGTGATTTGATATGGGCTTCGTGATCCTGATACATAAACGCTTTTACGGGCTCTTGCTTCAAGACCTTCATGTTTTCTGTAGCTGGGTCTGCAGGATCAATGTCATCTTCGAGGCGAACAATCTTATCTGCGTCTTGTATACCAAGAACTTCCAGCATTTGGCGATGGAGCAACCCAAGGTCATACAACTGTGGGGCCTGTTGAGCAAGCTGTAGCGCGGCCTGATACTGAACCACACGTTGGGACATTGTGGAGGCATTTGGATCAGAAACGGGAATAATGTCCACTCTTCCGTCGAAATCTTCAATCCTGTTGAAGTTTCCTTTTTCGTCATACTCATAGGTGGAACCCATGTTGGTATGAATAATCCCAGACAATATCTTCAGCTCTTTGCTAAGTGATGCATGCAAGCGAGCTTGAACTCCGGACATCACCTTCATGCTTCGCTCCAGCAATGCAAGGGTTGTACCGACTGGAGCATTGTTTGATATCTGAGAGATGTCCGCATCCGCAACAGATCCGATGCGACGACCTTCTTCTACGATGTTACCCAGCAATTGATAAAGAACGGTTGATGGTTCTTTGTAAGGCAGTGGATAGATATTGTCTCGGATTGTTCCGCCCGGAACATCCACATCCCTAAACTCGCCCGGAGTCAGTGGCGAATCATCGCCCTTAATTCTCAGGCCGCGAGCCTTGAGACCTGCAGGCAAGTTAGATAATGTGCCCGCATCAACAAGCTGTCTTAATATCGATGTAGCTGATTTAGCAAGCCCGCCCATGATATGAATAAGGCCGGTGCCGTAGAAGCCCATTCCGGGCAAATACCTGTAATGCACAAAGTGCAATAGTTTTTGCTTCTTCGGATCGTCTTCGTTGTAGTTTCTGCGAATAGATAAAATTTTGCGTGAAGTTTTATCGACCGTAATAACATGCGGTCTTGCGATTCCATCTGGGTCATTGAACGGCTCCGGCAGGTCGATATCGACATGCATTTCAAGAATTGTGTATCGATCGTCATCCTCTATGGAAATGTTCGAGGTACCCTCGAGCTCTTCGTATTTTTCTTCGATATCAGAGTATTCTGGTTTTGGGTCAGGCAGGTCTACATCAGAGTAGAATCCGGACACCATCATTTTTAAGACCTCGTTCGGGGTCTTCTTCATGATGTGCGTATACCGCTCGCATGTTTCGAGTGCCGATGCGCCATAGGAAGCAACAAAATCTTCGGCAGGAACGAACATTGCAACAGGGCGCTCAAGCAGTGGGTCGTAGTAAACTTTCTTGAAGGCTGACCCAGCAAGCGGCAATTTGAACAGCATCTGTTCGGTTTCGTCACGGTACTCAGACATCTTGACTGTTGTCTGGTAATTGAGTTCGTTCTCTACTCGGTTGGCCTGTTCTGATTTTTCATTTGTCAAAGGTCCAACAATCTTGGCTCGAGCTGGACCGGAAGCAGGAAATATTTCGGTCATCGCTTGGGCTTGGAATCGAATGACGGCTTCTGCCAGCAGTGGGTGGTAAACCCCGCATGCACCGGGCCATGGCTGATCGCGCTCTTCAATTTTAAGACCAAGTAAATCTAGGCCCTTGACGTATGCGCGAGCCCAGTCTTTTCGAGACTCTCGATCACTATGAAACTGATCGACAAGCTCTGAACCCATTCTTTCGAGATCTGCTTCATCGATGTGTTCTGCGAGATTGTCGTAATGGTCTGGGCCCATAAACTCAGCTTGCATGTCTTCGTCAAGAACGATTGTGACTGAGCCGTCATCTTCTTCGATTGTTACCGAGTCTGGGTTGATTACCTCGATCTCAGGCATTTCTTCGCCTTCGATTTCAACGATATCAATTGGTTCCATTGGTTTTTCAATTGCCATTAGTAGTACTCAACTCGCCTTAGTGTTGGGAGGTTATCGTCCCATTCATCCAAATCTGCACGAAGCCATCCACCTTGGCGGAAACGTAGCAGTGCCTGTGTCATCGAGTCCACCAAGTCATCATGATCACCTGATGGGAACGAGGCACATTCCTCAATCAATTCGTCGGCCCAGCGGGTTGGAGGTGCCCAAACTGTTCCGGATGCAAAAAGGTCTGTGACCGCATTAACTCGAGCAATCTTATCCTGACCTCTCGATGGGGTAAACTCTGTTACGGGTATACCCATCGCTCGTAATTCAAAGATCAATGGCGCACCGGACGCCTTTTTTTCCACGATCATTTGATCGGGCTCCCATTCCCAGTATGTCTCATACGCCTTGCGCTTTAACTCTGGAAATTCAAGTTTGTCCTTGAATGAATCCAATAATATCAGATTCGGAACCTCTTTACCGGATTCGTCCGGGTGATGAAATATGCCCCATGTTGTGCACGCCGAGTAGTCAGATCTTTGCGTTTTCAGGAATGCGGTGTCCCAGCTTTGAATAATTGCTTCGCACGGTGGCGGTTCTGAGCGATCCCACTCGCGCCACCACTCTCGCTTAATCAACGCCCCCTCTTCACTTGTTGGGTTTTGCTGATACTGGGCTGACCATTTTGAAACGGGTAGTTCCGCCTTGAGCGCTTCAAGTTGCTCAATCGGCCAAAATTCTGGCCATAACGGTTTACCGGATGGCATGATTGCTGGGAGCTCGATGACTTCCCACTCATCTGACCCAGCTTTTTGAGCAGAGTTCTTAACAATCTGTCCTGTCAAGTCTCGAGTTGACCATCGTGTCATCACAACAATGATTGACCCGCCCGGTTGCAGTCGCTGTCTCGGACCAGATGTGTACCACTCATAGACTTTGTCATACACTTCTGGGTTATAAGCACCCATTGCCGCGTCTTGTTCTGAGTGCGGATCATCAATGATTAAAATATCCGCACCCTTACCGGTTACGGCACCGCCAACACCGATCGCAAAATAATCGCCGCCTTTGCTTGTTGACCAGCGTCCAGCGGCTTTTGAGTCAGAGGACAGGCTGATGTCAGGGAAGACATCCTTGAAGTCTTGGTTATCGAATAAGTTTCGAACCTTACGTCCAAAGCCAACCGACAGTTCTGCGGTGTGAGCTGTTTGAATTACTTTTTTTTCCGGGTTGTTCCCGAGAAACCAAGCAGGGAAAAGGTAGGACGCAAATTCAGACTTTGTGTGCCGGGGAGGCATGTTAATGATCAGGCGCTTAAGCTCACCTTTTGCCACGCGCTCAAAGGCCTCAGCCATAATCTTATGGTGCCTGCCCGCAATAAAGGCGGGCCATACATGTCGAACAAAAGACAAAAAATCGACACGAGCTTTCTCCTTTGTACGCGCTTTCGACAATTGATCAACGAGCGACAGGAGATCCCGTTGCTCTTCGATAGACAAATTTTTGATCTGGTTTATGTATTGACCGAGATCTTGTTCACTCGCCTGTAGAGTCAATGATCGATGCCTTTGCAAGCTCGAGACTGTAAATAACGCGAGGCGTTGAACCAGATGACGTACAAACAGTCATCTTTTCTGTGGCCGACTTGTCGCCAGTCCAGCCGATCAGAACAACTTCCCTGAAGTTAAATTCTTTCATCGCGTTCTCAACCATCTCTTTCGGGTCAAGATCTGCGTAAGTCACGTCACCATTGAAGTTGATTACGTTACTCATCGTAGTACCCATACATTTCATTGATGATTTCATCAACAGCATCGTACAGCTCATGGCGTACTTTTTCTGGATGGTTTTCTTCTGGCTCTTCTGCCTCTGGCTCCATGTCCGGCACAAACAAGTTGCGCGGGAAAATCGTGTCAAGTGCCATAGCAAAGATTTCTTCGACCATTTTGTTAGATGCATTGACTGCATCAACGTGGTGAGTGAATTTATTTATGCCGTTATCGTATGAAATGGTTAGCTTAACCATGTGTCGTCTCCATTGTAGCGTCCCCCTGAGAAAAAAGGGGCCACGAGGGCCCCGTGCAACTGGGAGACGAGCGTTGCTTTTTAAGAACAGGAGTTCTTACCGCACATTGTAGCACAACAATTTTGTTCATTTGCACTTTTCGTGCCAGATTGTTATAGCAGTGCCAATGAAGTTGGCATGATCTTTGCAATATTATACTAAGACTATAGAAAAGACTATATAACTAGTTACAAATAAATATAATTACTAGAACCAGTCTTTAGAAAAGACTCTAGAGTCATAGCAAGAGGTGTGCCAACAATGAGATACGAAAAAATTATTCAGAAGCTCCGAAAGAATTACGCAAAAATGCTGTCGGCATACGCACGGCACAAGATCAAAAAAGCTTACGAGCTCGAGGATAAGGCGATCAGGCTTGAACTCGAGCTAAAAGAAGCTCAAAATAAATAAAATTTAATTCTTGGCACTTTTGTGCGCCAGATATCAAGAGATTTTGACACTTTTCTGCACCTGAGGAGACGGCATGAAGGTCATAATTCGCAAGTATGTGAGTCAAATGACTCCAGACTGGGTTCTTAAAAGCAAAATACTAACCGATGCTTGGTGCTGGTTCTCGAACCTGCGGTACAACTTCCATGAAAAGCGAAGAGTCAGGGTTCGGATTGATCCTTGGGACGTCTGGTCTATGGATTACACGCTGGCAGAGATTATTCTGCCCATGCTAGAGCGTTTAATCGATGACAAGCATGGGGCACCTCACGTTGATGATGGGGATGTGCCAGAAGAGTTGTGGGCCACTCCAACAGACAATGACTTTGATATTGACGACAACCACTTCAAGCGCTGGGACTACGTCCTAGACGAGATGGTTTACGCCTTCAGAACAAAGGTTGAGGAAGACGAGGTCTACTTCAGGCTTGAAAACATCGATGAAATCGAAAAAGAACACGCCCGAATAAAAAATGGCTTTCGACTGTTCGGTAAGTACTATGAATCATTGTGGACATAAAGCAAGAGGCATAGAAGCCAAGCTAAAGGATAAGAACACATGAGCTTTGACAGAAAGCGCATTCATGAACTTGAAGACTGCATCGAGGAACTGACAGACGCGCTTGAAGAGGCGGTGTACTTGCTCGATCCAACCGAAGAAGACATGCAGAAGAAAGCGGGCGTGTATCGGGTTGTGACTGCATTGGAGAAGTTAAAGGAGAAGAACGCATGAGTGAACATGGTTACTGCCCTAACTGTGGCATGGACTTTGACGGTGGTCTCATTTGGGAGACTGGATTAGAGATGCATGGCACTGAAGAAGAAGCAGATGAGTATGCCAAATGGTACGGTGCGACTCGCACTACTGGCAGGTGGGGCAAAAAGATCGGCATCTATGACATGGAACAGGATATAACTACAAAATGGAAGTGCCCGGAGTGTGGTCATGAATGGGCTCGAGTTTAAAAAATGATTCATATACGGCGCATAACGCCTTCAAATGGCACATATATAAACCATGTGTTACATATATTGAACTTTGTTAACACAAGTTTACAGACGTGATGCAGAAAGGTGTCATTTCTGTACGCATATTGTCGTGCAAAAAATATAATACCTACGGTGCCTAGGATTCCTTAGGCGTTTCCTGAGAACCCCCTCAGGCTTTATATAAGCCGCTGTGTCGGGCTTTTAAGAGAAGGGGAGGGTAGGGGTGTCAAATTCTTGTGATTGGCTGTGTGGAATAATGTGTGTATGTATGCCGGTGCCCCTGCCTCGTTACCGGGGGTGCCCCCTAGGTGGGGTCAGCCGGTGCCTAAGATCGAAAAGGGTGGGGTAGCGCATAGATCCAGATGGCCAGAGGTGCTCAGGCACATATCCAGATCATAGTCCAGAATCGCATTTAACATAATCAAGATTATGCGTCACCGGCAGATAACCGGCTCAAGCGGTCCATCAGCTCCCTTTCCAGCTCACTGGCACTTTTCTCGTTTGTCTCCTGCTCAACCTTGTCTGTGAACATCGCGATGCTCTTGCCTAGGAGCTCGAGTGCCCTGATGCGAGCGCTGTCACTATCTGCAGTCATGGCCTCTTGGTGCAGTCTCTCCAACACCAGTCTCTTCAAGCGAGCCTGATCATGCAGTGTCTTCGCCTCTACAGCGTCTTGAATCGATTTGACCCTCGCTGAAACCTGTGGGTTATCCATGAGCCTGCTTGCTTCATTCCAGACAGTCGCGTCTTTCATGTTCTCAGCGTCATACGAGTGCCTGTATGCGTCACTCAGTGTCTTGCCTTTAGCTACCTGTTGAGCGAAAGCCTCTTGTTTTGCGGTGAGTCCATGCTTTACAGACTGTCCTGCTACTACCTGTAGTTTTGTCTCTTCCATCTGGGCTGTCCTGTTTCGGGCGGTCAATTCTGTGCAAATGCACTTTTTTAGATTCACTTACCAGTGTGACCTAATCCATGCACTTTTTTTTGTTCAAAGGTGTTGACACCTGTTCAAAACCGTTTAGACTCTGGGGTATTGAAGTTATATGGAGTTTTGATAAATCAGATAGTCGTTAATCAAATATCATCACAAATCCTGACCGGCTAGTTACCGCGAGGGTGACCGCTTTAACCCAGTCGAGCCTCAAAGACTGATCAGCGCGAACGAGGGACCCCCAATGCAGAGCTCTTGCACACCACTATCTCTGTCCGGTCAAGTTACAAGCACCGCGCCTGATGTTATGAGCATCACGCGATCCACGGTGCGATGTGTGTCTGCAGGCACTGGCGATCCTGCACTGATGAGAATGCCCAATCGAAACACACTGGAGAATCACTATGGACACTTCAAAACTATACAACGTATACGCTCAAGAACGCGGAAGCACCAAGTGGAATCGAGCACCTAGAGTGCTTTTGGTATCGACGTATGACAAGCAGTGCGCGTTGAATTGGCAAGGATCGATGACTGGTCACAATCTGCTTTGTGAGTTTGTGATTGAAGAAATCGAAATACCTAAGCAAACGCTTTATCCGGCTTAGTCGAAACCTGCTCCGGCAGGTCTGTGGGGATCTGATCCTACCCACACTGATGAGACAGGATCATAGCCAACTGGGAGAACTATCATGGCAAACCTAAACTTCAATTCTGTATATGAAATCGCTCGCAATGAATCAGCCATCAAGGCGCTCAAGGGCGACAAGAAAGAAATCACTGAACAGGTCAACACCAAAAAGCTTGAGTCATACACTCATTTGATTCAGGACTTGGCTGTTTCGGGCATCAAGCTTGTCACTCGCGGTAAGCAACAGGGCCTGCCTAAGCAGGTCATGAAGCAAATCGGTGACGAGATGGCTGAGCAAGGTATCTCGCCTGCTTGCGTCAAGCGTTACAAGGAGAACACCAACGGCCTCCTGCGCGTCATGCCTGAACTGCTCAAGCTCAATGACTTTGGATCGGTTGCTCTGGCACTTCACAAC